TGACAAAGCTTCTTCCCTGGAGACAGGGGGTAAGGCCAATGGAGGAGAAATAAGTTATCAAAACCTCCATGCAGGATCTTCACCTGGCAAAGGTTTAAGAAATAACATTGTCTCTGCTTATTTAGATGCTGCTAATGTGATGACACAAGAAGGCGTTACAAACATTAACACTTTAATCGTTCCTGGTATTAGAGAAAAATTAATTACAAACAAAGTTTCAGAAAAAGTAAAAGACAATTCAAAAATTATTTATTTAATGGACATACCTAGTTATGACAAAAACAACATAAGAAAGTTCGACGAATCAGCTGATTTACTAGACATAGGAAAGACAGTAGATAAATTTAAAGCTAGAAACATTGACAACAATTTTGTTGCAACATACTTTCCAGATACATTTATTTCAACTGAAGCTGTTAGAAAAATTGTTAAAGTTCCAGCTTCCGTTTCAGCATTTCAAGCGTTAGCTTATAATGATAATGTTAGCTATCCTTGGTTTGCACCAGCAGGCTTTAACAGAGGTGCTTTAGAAAATGTTGTAAATACAGATTATAAATTAAACACTGCAGATAGAGATACACTATACGAAGCAAGAATTAATCCTATAGCAAATTTTGCGAATGGTAAGGTCGTAATTTTTGGACAAAAAACATTACAAATGAGCAGGTCAGCTTTGGATCGAGTTAATGTAAGAAGAATGGTTTTAGAAGTAAAAAGAATTGTTTCTAGAATTGCCGGTGATTTTGTATTTGAACAAAACACTCAAATTTTAAAAGATAGATTTATTGCTCAAGTTACGCCTCAATTATCTATAATTCAGTCGCAACAAGGCATAGATAAATTCCAAGTAATCATGGATAAGACTAATAATTCTGCTTTAGATGAAGAGCAAAACAGGTTAAATGGTACAATTGTTTTAGTGCCGACAAGAGCAGTTGAGTTTATTTCAATTGACTTTATTATAACAAATTCAGGCGTAACTTTTTAAATCGTATATTTAATGAATAATGGAGAAATTTAAATGGCAGAAATAGTATACAAAAGTCCAGGCGTATTTACAAGAGAAATAGATAATTCTCAGCCTAGTCCTCAAAACGGACCTTTGACAACGCCGGCGGGTATTATCGGAACTGCTAATTTGGGTCCGGCATTTGTACCGGTCACGATCAGTTCTTTATCAGAATTAAACTCTGTCTTTGGCGACGTCGATGGGTCAAGCTTTGGAAGATTAGCAGCAGCAGAATATTTAAGAAACGGTGGGGGATCTGTTGCTTATGTTAGGGTACTAGGCGCTGGTGATGGAAAACAAAGAAATGACAATGGTACAGTTACAAACGCTGGATTTGTTGTTGGTAATGAAATAATTCAGCCTAACGGAAATGTAGGTAATAACGCATATGCAAATGCAGGTTCTGGCGACGTTAAAGGTAGAACTTATTTTCTTGGTTGTTTCATGTCAGAATCAAATGGATCAACAATTTTTTCTGACGCAGGAATACAAAAAACAGGAAGAACAAAAGCAACAGCACAAATTCAAGCTGTGTCGATACTTCCAGCGCAATATGATGGTGGAAAATTGACCATAGTTGATTCTGAGTCTGTATCAAAGGTTTATGTATTTGATGATGACAACGATGGTGCGACTGGTACTCTTGATGGTAGCGATATAAGAATTCAAATTAATGGTTTGGGTACTGCTGGTGCAATAGCAGCCCAAATTAAAGCTGCAATTGAAAGTACAAACGGGCATAATGGTTCAATAACAATAACACTTTCAACAGATGCCGCGGCAAATGATACACTTACTTTGACACCTACTACACCTGGCACAGTAGGTAATAATACAATAACAAGAACAGTTATAACTGCTGACAATATTTATACAATATCAGGATTTTCTGGCGGTGTAGATAATGATCACGCAGTTCCTATTCTTCGAGGTGTACTTCTTGCGCCAAGCGGTGTAGCTCTTTCTTTAAGTGGAGCTTTTCACAATGAAGTAAGTCAAACTCCTTTGTTAACAACGACAGCAACCACAGATGGTTCTACCCCAAGATACGGACAAATGACAGGTTCTATAGAGATGGCAAAGTCAGGTAGTTTTACTTTATTGTTGAACGGTTTTAAAGGGTCCAATGAAAGAGAATCTAACGTAATAACAGCATCTTTTGACCCTACATCAATTTCTTATTTTGGTGATGTATTCAATACAGACCCGCTCAAAATAGAAGAACACGGACATCTTTTATATTCTCAATATTATATACATCCTCAGTATGGGGTTATAACAGGCTCTGGAGCAATACCAAGCACAGTAAGCTCAAAATTTGAAAACATTGCTTTTATTTTAACCGGATCTAATGCAAGAGCAATAACATCCGGTTTCAGTGACATACCTGACTATGAAGATTTTCAAGACAGATTTTCACATGCTGAGTCTCCTTATATTATTTCTCAAGACTTAGGCGAAACATATGATTTATTTAAGTTAGTATCATTATCTCCTGGGCCAGATTTTGCATCAAAATACAAGTTTTCTATTCAAAACATAAATCCTAATGTGAAAACTTTTGATCTTATAATTAGATCTGCTGATGACGTTGATGGAGAATTAAACATTATAGAAGCTTATTATGGATTATCTTTAAATCCGGATAATGATTTTTATGTCGCTAGAGTTATTGGTGATTTTAATTTAAGATATAATTTTGATAATTCAGAATCTTCTCAAGGTTTAGTTGTTGAAGGATCTCATCCTAACATATCTAAATTAGTCAGAGTAGTTGTTTCTAGTGATTTAGAAAACGGAAATGTACCTAAAACTGCTTTACCTTTTGGTTTTAGAGGGGCAATGCATACAGTTACATCTGGTTCTTTATTGGCACCTTGCCCAGGAAACTTTTCAAACTCAGATATATTGCAAAGATTAACTGAACCTCCTTTCCCATTTAGAGAAACAATTTCTTCTGGAGAAGGAGTCAATAAACAAGCTGAATCTAAGTACTTCTGGGGATTCCAAAAAGAAGCAAAAATCAACGTAACGCAACCTAATCTATTTGATAATACTGTTATTGAAAGTCACAATGTTTTTACAAAACATTATCCGACTCATAGAACAGATACAACTGCTTTTGCTGTTAAGGAAAACGTTGGAACGGCAAACGTAAATGGTTCTGTCTTAGATGTTGATTTATTCAATAAGAATAAATTTTCTCTTGAACATGTAAAGGTAGTTACTGCGTCTAATGGAAGAGCAGATACTACAAAATGGTTAAGTGCATCTTACGTAAGAGGTGGATCTATTACAGAAGATGACACGGCAAAGACAAGAGCTTTGACAGTTAACGACCTAGTAGAATCAGCAAATCAAGTATATGCAAAATTCACATGTTTATTTCAAGGCGGTTTTAATGGCGTCAATGTATTTGATGTAGATAAATCAAATTTGGCAAACGATGCTTTAAAAAGAGAATACGATAATGTGTCAGATCAAGGCGGTGTCAAGTCCGGACCTACAATAAAGTCATATAGAAAAGCGCTGGATGTTTTAGGATCAAAATCTGACATTGACATACAATTGCTATCAGCTCCAGGTATTAGACATTCATCAGTAACAGACTATGGAATAAGCGTTGCAGAAAATAGATTTGATACTTTATTTATTTTTGACATAGAAAAATACAATAGTCAAAACAATTTAATGACAGGGTCTTCTGACGATTTACCTAGTATAAGATACACTGTGGATGCTTTTATTAATCGAGGTTTAGACACATCATTTGCAGCAGCTTATTTCCCAGACGTTAATATGCAATTTCAAAAAGCAAATGGTGAAGTAATTACAAAAAAAGTACCTCCTTCAGTTGGTGTACTTGGAGCTTATGCTAACAACGATACGATTGGAAAGTCATGGTTTGCTCCAGCTGGAAATACAAGAGGTTCATTAAGTACAGCTATTTCTTCTGAATTAGGAACATTAACTAGGACTAATTTAGATAAACTATACGAAGCTGACATTAATCCAATTAATACTACAATTAACTATGGTGTAGTTATACAAGGTCAAAAAACGCTACTTAAGAATTTGTCAGCTTTGGATCGAGTTAATGTAAGAAGATTATTAATTAGTGTAAGACGTTCTGTTAGAAATATTGCAAACACTCTTATTTTTGAACCTAACAGAACTGAAACTTTGAGTAAGTTTACTTCACTAGTAAATCCAGTTTTAGAAAGTCTGAAGAATCAGCAAGGAGTTTCTAGATACAAGGTGGTTATAGATGAAACTACCACAACGCAAGCTGATGTTGAGAATAATACCATTAGAGGTAAAATTTATATACAACCTGTCAGAGTAGCAGAATTTATTGCTCTTGACTTTAATTTAACAAACAATGGAACAATTGACTAACTAGGAGAAATAAAATGGCAGAAACGCTAAACGTCACAGACATGCTACCTAACAGGTTTGAACCAAAAAGAGGTTATCGTTGGGTACTGGCCCTTGAAGGAATCGATTCTTTTTTAATTAAAGGAACTGCTCGACCAACATTTACTATTGGGTCAACAAAAATTGAATTTATCAATAGCTATCGTTATGTAGCAGGTAAATTAGACATGGGAAATATGAATGTAACTTTGCATGATCCTATTGCACCCTCAGGAGCTCAACAAGTAATGGAATGGATTCGCACGCATGTTGAATCAGTTTCTGGTAGAGCAGGATATGCAGATTTTTATAAAAGAGACTTACAAATTAAATTATTAGACCCGATAGGTACTGTTGTAGAATTATGGGATGTTAAAGGTGCATTCATAACATCGGCAGGTTTTGGAAGTTTAGATTACGGTGGTGATTCTTTAATGGAGATTTCTTTAACATTGCAATTTGACAATTGTGTATTGCAATACTAAATAATTAAATTTTGATTTTATTTTATAGTGTTACATTTTACAATAGTAGTGTAACATTTTTTTATGGAGAATAAATGTCGAATTCGTCATTAGATGCCATGCAGCACGTAATGAAGCAAAACGTGCTCAAAGAAGAGTTTGGCTGGGAAATACCAGTTGAGACTGTACCTATTCCTTCGAGAGGTATTTTATATAGCCCAGATAGCAGATTATATAAAAAAGAAATATTAAAAATTAAAGCAATGACTGCAAGAGAAGAAGACATTTTGACTTCAAATGCATTAATTAAAGAAGGGACTGCGGTCGACCATTTAATTACATCTTGCGTTTTAGAGGAAGGAGTAAATGCTTTAGACTTAGTTCTTGGTGATAAGAACGCTTTAATGGTTTCAATAAGAATAACTGGATACGGCAAAGATTATCGTATTAAACCAATTTGTGAAAGCTGTGGTAAGATATCAGACATTAATTTTGATTTATCAGATCTTGGGATTAAAAGACTAAAAATAGACCCAATAGAAGAAGGTAAAAATGAATTTAGTTTTCAATTACCAGTCACAAAAAAGAATGTTATCTTTAAATTTTTAACTTCTCATGACGACAAAGAAAGAGATAGAAAACAAAAATTTTATAAAGATACTTTTAAAGTTGACAATAATGTTACAAGTTACCTTGAATCAACAATTATTTCAATTGAAGGAATTACAGATAAAAATAAAATAAATCATTTTATTAAAAACATGCCTGCTTTTGACTCTAAATCGCTAAGAAATTTTATTAGAGATAATGAGCCAGGAATTGACATGTCTCACCAGTTTGCCTGTCATCATTGCCAGCACGTAAACAAAGCAAATCTGGCGATAACACCTGAGTTTTTTTGGCCTCGGACATAACTGGAGAGAATACTTTTTAGAAGAAAGTTTCATGCTTCAGATGCACCTCAACATGTCATATTCAGAGGTGAGAAATATGCCAACTGCATATCGTAGATGGTATATTGAAAGGCTAGTGAAGCATTTTAAAGACTTGAGTGGTAAAAATAAAGAAGAAGAAACGCCTATATCTGAAAATATTAGAAAAATAGATGATATCATTTCCAAACTCTAGTTTTTATAATAGTTAGTAATAAGAACTAATTTAGGAGATGACATGTCTAATGGTAACATACCTAGTTACGGTGATTCACAAAGTAACATTAGCCAGCAAATGGCCAATTCTTTAGTTGGTATTGAACAAAACACTCAAGACACTAATACTTTT